CACTTCTGATGAAACGGACGTTGTAGAAGGCCAATCCGAAGTAACAGAAGAAGAAACAGAAGACTATCGCAATAGCGAAGAATCTGATGATGAAGCTACCGATGACGTATACTTAGCAAAAGTTGATGGAGAGGAAGTAGAAGTAAGCCTACGGGAGCTTCTTGACTCGTATCAGCTTAATTCTGTCGCACGAAAGAAATATAACGAATCTATGGAAGATCGTAACAAAGCCAAGAATGAATTGGCTACTCTTGAGGCAGAAAGGAAACATTACGCTGAAAACCTTGAGTTGATGAGACAGCAGTTGGCTCAGACTACAACAGGTATGACCGAAGAACAATGGAATGACTTGTATCAAAGAGACCCTATGGCCTATATGAAAGCAAAAGAGGACATAAGAGATCACGAGACTAGATTACAAGCTATTCAGCAAGAACAGATGCAACTTGCTCAAAAGCAGTTACAAGCTGAACAAGCAAAATTGTTGGACAGAATACCTGAGTGGAAAGATCAAGACGTTGCGACTAAGGAGCGAAATAATATCGTTACTTATGCAAAACGATTTGGTTTTACTGAACAAGAGATTGCTGCCACTAATGACTCTCGTGTCGTTGACTTACTTAGACGTGCGTATCTTTATGATGCTTTGCAGTCAAAGAAACCAAATGCTACCAAGCAAGTAAAGAAAGCACCGAAGATGATTAAGTCAGGGCAACCTAAAGGTAAAGTTAATGTTTCTGAGCAAAACCGAAAGACGGCTTTTGATAAACTAAACCAAAGTGGTCGCAAAGAAGATGCGATTGCTTATCTATTAACTAAATAACTGATTAAGGAAAACTAAAATGGCAACTTATACAACTTCAGCTGCTGTTGGTGAAAGAGAAGACCTTAGCGATATTATTTACAGAATTGACCCTACAGAAACACCATTGGTAACAGCTATGGCTAAAGAAACCACTTCAGGTGTTACAACTGAGTGGCAAGTTCAAGAACTAGCTGCTGCTGTAGATACAAACTATGTAAATGAGGGTGCTGACTATTCTTATGTAAACCCAACAGCTACATCAAGACTTAACAACGTACACCAAATTGCAGCACAAGCTGCTTCAGTATCAGGCACATTAGATGTGGTTGACAAAGCAGGTCGTGACAAAGAAACTGCATACGTTAAAGTAATTAAAGGTCTTGAGCAAAGACGTGATATTGAAAAATCACTATTTAAGAACGAAGCAAAATCTTCTTCTGACCCAAGAAAAACAGCTAAACTGATTACTTGGATTACAAATGGTGCAGTATCAGACGATGCGTCTACATCATTCGCTACAGGCGATGGCTCAGACACAGCAGACGTAACAGCTGCATCTGCTGATGCCCTAACACTAGCTAAAATCGATACAGCTATTAAAGCTGCTTACATCGATGGTGGTTCACCAACAATGCTAGTAATGTCACCATCTAACAAGGTGAACTTTAGTGGTCTATCATCAGGTTCAGTAGCAACTAACCAAATCACTTCAACAGCACCTAAAGAAGCATCTATCGTTGGTTCTGTTTCTCTGTACCTATCAGACTTCGGTACACTAGAAGCAGTTGTTGATAGACAATTAGGTGATGGTGAAATCTATGTCGTAGACAAAGACTATGTATGTCTTGGTTTCTTACCGGGCAGACAGTTCTCTGTTTCAGACGTTGCTGCTACAGGTGATGCAACTAAGTTTGCAATCATTTCTGAGTATGCTCTTATGGTCAAAGCACCTAAAGCACACGCAGCAATCATTGGACTATCAGGTTCATAATAAACTAAAAAAGAAGTGGGTGTTGCTCCCTTGCACCCACTTCACACTTAGAGGGATAAAATGAAAAGAGTTATTTCGACAGACGGCATTTCCAAAAAGACAACAATGGAATATGATGCCAATTTACAAGAATATATAATTAAGACAGAACAAAAAATTGACCCTATTAAGGATTTGGCTAAGGCACAATTAGACAATCACAGACCGGGTGATATGATTGGAAATACCCAAAAACATTATCAAAAGATTGGTGAAATACCTGCTGTCTTATATCACGATTTATTACAGAAGTTTGGTAGTCCTGCACAGAATCCTAAAGCATGGTATCGTTGGTTACAGGACGCAGATAACCAAGCATTTAGAACAACGAATGGTAGGTTAATTTAATGGCATTTTCTAACTATAGTGAGTTAAAGACCTCTATTGCTAATTTTTTAGCAAGAGATGATTTAACTTCACAAATTCCTGATTTTATACGATTAGCAGAAGCACGCATGAGTCGTGAGCTCGATACTCGTTCTATGGAAAAAAGAGCGACTGCTACAACTGTTGCAGGGGATAGTTATATCTCATTGCCAACAGATCTGAGGGAAATTAGAAATGTGCAACTAAATACCGACCCTGTAAAGACTCTGGAATATTACACAGTCCAAATGATAAACACGGACTATGCAGGGCAGGGTCAGGGCAAACCAAAGGCATACAGTATTGTTGGAACAGAAATTATGTTACGGCCAACACCTGATGCTGCCTACACCCTAGAAATCGTTTATGGCGAAAACGTACAAGCATTAAGCGATGAAGATACAAACAACACAATATTATCAAGACACCCTGACGCATATTTGTATGGGTCGTTAATGAACGCATATACATACTTGATGGACGAAACACGAGCATCACAGTATGACCAACTGTTCACAAGAATCATGGACGAGATTATTCGTGATACCGAAAAAGCACGATATGGGGGAGTGCTATCAATGAAAACAACATATAGAGGAAAATAACAATGTCAGCTATGTCAGATTATTTAGAGAATAAAGTCTTAGACCACGTTCTCGGAACAACATCATACACAATGCCTGCTACTGTTTACATCGGACTATCTACAGCTACTTTTGCTGATGACAATAGTGGAACAGAATTAACAGGTGGTTCTTATGCAAGGCAATCTATTGCATTCGATGCTGCAGCAAGTGGCACAACAGATAACACTTCTGCTGTAGACTTTCCTGTAGCAACAGCAAATTGGGGTACTGTCAGTCACTATGGTTTATTCGATGCTTCATCAGGTGGTAACTTATTAGTTCATGGTGCGTTTACATCATCAAAGACTGTAGAAACAGGCGATGTGTTAAGAATTGGTGCAGGCGAGTTAGATATAACTGCAGCTTAGGCTTTGACCAATGGCAACACTTGAACAATTAGATGCTTATGGTACTCTCGAGCAGTTAGACGCATATGGTACTCTTGAGCAACTAGATGCTCTACAACCTTTATTAGCATCAGGCACAGGTGGTATAGGATTTACCACAACTGCAAATGCTACATTAAGAAAATGGTCAGTAACAGTTGACCAACTTGATGGGTGGGGTAGTGTAGAGGATTTAGATACTTATGCAGCAACAGTAGAAGAATTAAACTTCCTCACATTGCATGAAGCATCTGCAGCAGACAGCATTACACTTACTGAATCGGCAACAGCCGTTCGTATACCGACTGTATCGGCAAGTGATACTATATCTATAGCAACAGATTCTACTGCTAACTTCTTAGTTAATATTGATGCGTCTAGCAGTATAGCTATGACAGCAACAGCAAGTGTTGATAGATTTAGAACAGTTAATGTTCGTGATAATATTAGAATTTTCCAATCTTGTTTGCCTACAGTCATATTTAGTGTATCGATTGATGATGCTGAATTGACGATTACAAGTGATGTTGATTTATTCAGAATACAACAATTATCTGCTACTGCTAACATTTCTGTTAGCACTTCGTTGTTAGCTGAGATTCTTGGTGAAGAATGGACTGATGTATCAGGAACTAACGTTATTTGGAGTATTGCATCGTGATAGAATTTGGACAATGGTTACCTGACCAATCTGACTTAGGTAATAGTGGTGTACTTGAAGCAATAAATGTCTTACCGGGTGCAAGAGGATATAGACCTGCACGAGATATGTCACAAATATCAGGTGCAGCAGATTCTTATATTCGTGGTATTTATGCAACACACGATGCAAGTGATACTGTTCAGTTGTTTGCAGGTGATAATGCTAAAATATATAAATACGATGCATCTGACTCAAGTTTAGCCAATGTATCGAAATCAGGTAACTACACACTTGATACCGATGACAAATGGAAGTTTGTTCAGTTTGGTGAATATGTTATTGGTGCGAGTGGATATAACCAAATATTGCAAAAGTATCAAATTGGAACAAGTACATTATTTTCTGATGTAACAGGTGCTCCTGCAACAAAACACATGGCAGTTGTTCGTGATTTTGTAGTGTGTGGCAATGTAAACTATGGTGGCACAAATTACCAAGAAAGATTATATTGGAGTTCTATTAACGACTCACAATCTTGGACAATAGGAACAGACCAATCAGATATACAAGACATACCTGATAGTGGTAAGATTACTGCTGTTATTGGTGGTCAGACAGGTACAGTATTATTGGAAAGAGGAATAGCTAGAATCGAATATGTTGGTACACCTCTTATCTTTACAGTTGAAAGAGTAGAAACCAACAATGGTTGTGAGATACCGGGAAGTGTTGTAGCACTTGGCTCAACAGCAGTATTTTATTTATCACCAAATGGATTCTTTATGTTTGATGGCAGTCGTTCTGTTCCAATAGGTGCAGAAAAAGTAGACCAATGGTTTTATGATAATTTTAACATAGCTTATCCTGAAAGAATGACAGCAGCAGTTGACCCTAATAATCAGGTGGTGTGTTGGTCGTTCGTGTCAAACGATAGTAATACAGGTGAGCCTGACAAAATATTGGTTTACAATTATTCTGTAGGAAAGTGGTCATTATTAGAACTAGAGCATGAGTCATTAGGTACAGTAATGATACCGGGTTACAGCTTGGAGCAATTAGATAATATTAATGCAAATGTCGATACCATGACTACATCATTTGATGACCCTATATTTAAAGGTGAGTCATTTATATTAGGTGGCTCTAAAAACCAAAGAATACAATCATTCACAGGAAGTACACTTAATGGAACGATTGTGTCAAAAGAGTTCGAGATTGCACCGATGAGGTCTTCTGTTATTAATTCAGTAACACCTTATGTAACAGCAAAGAATCCTGACGTGCAGCCAACATTATCAATAAGTGTGGGAAGTCGTAGCAGACAAATAGATAATGTAAACTTTACAAGTGCAGGTGCTATTACAGCAGATAACTTATGCAATGTGCGTTCTAGTGGTCGTTACCATCGAGTAAAAGTTGAAACTACAGGTGATTTTCGTTATGCTTTAGGTATAGATATTGATGCGAAACCATTAGGAAGACGTTAATGGCAGATTTTAATTATCGTAAATTACCTGCAGAGGGTGGCAGACCAAGAGATGTTGCAAGTGCTGTAAACTTGCTTATTGATGGTAAACATAATGCTAAAGGCACATTTACTTTAACACCTCACACAACAACAACGACTGTTGAGGATTATCGTGTGAGTGCAGATAGTATTATATCTTGGACACCAATAACATTAAATGCTGCAACAGAAATGAATCATATGTATGTGTCATCAAGAGGTAAACATACATTCACTTTAGTACATCAAAATAAATCAGCAACGGATTCAACATTTGTTTATACAGTAACAAGTTAAAAAGAGGAGTAAGGGAAATGCAATTTATACCGATACCAAAAGACCATATTGATAGTATGTGGGAACACGTTGAGCCAATTATCAGACGAGCAGTTGGTTTAACACCTGATAGAATTGATACTGATGATCTATATGAAAACGCAAAGGCAGGTGCATATCTTATTTGGTTGGTTACAGAAGAACGAGATAATATACAATATATACAAGCTGTATTAACAACAAGGATTTCGCAATATCCTAAGACTAGGGCATTGTCGATTGATTTCGTGGCAGGCACTCGTATGAAAGAATGGTTACCCATCGTAATGCCTGTATTAGAAGATTTAGGGAAAAGCAATAATTGCTCTCATATCGAGGGATATGGCCGTAGAGCATGGAAAAAATATCTTAACGAGTATGGTTGGGAACAACGACACATAC